TGCTGAGATTTGTCCTGACATCTTTGAGATGCACGATGATGGGTTGGCCTATGTCAAGGAAGTTGAGTGGCCTACCATGTACGGACCTGATGGAGCAGCCAAGGGTGAACCCGTCTACAAGATGGCAACAGGCTTGGCCGATGTCCCTGAGGGGCTTTTAGAGGATGTCATTGAGTCTGCTGACGAATGCCCCGGTGAGTGCATCTATATTGAACTCGTGGACTAGAAGCGTTTACCTCTGAATCCGATACCACCATACGCCTTCATCAGTTCCCGCTCCAGATCATCTGTCATTACCTGACCGTGATAGTAGTAAGTTGTGGCTCGGGGTTGTAGTTTCTTTAACAGGTTTATTAGTTTCTTCATTCCACTCTTCTTGGTTTTAGCACGAAGAGTCAATCATACAGCATTTGTGAAGCCTGCCGACAGCAAAGGTCCCCCATTACCTTGTGACATGCGTCATTAGGTGGTCCCTACTCATGCCTTCCATCTAACCACCTGCGCCTACGGTCTCGCTCCTCATCCCACGTAGAGAGCATCTCTTCCGTATCAGCAATGTTCTGGGCTTGTGCAGCCTCCTCTGGATCTGAGGAGTCAAAGGGGCTTGAGGAGTCAAAGGGGTCTGGCTGTGAGTAGTCAGGACCACGGGTATTCATGTCATCGTACTCAAACTCGTCTTCGGGCAGACCACTGTGGGTGCCACTGATCCACTCGCCACCCCCAGAGGGGTCAGCGAGGAAGTGGCCGCCGTCGTCCGGGTCCCGTCCCATGATTCTGTCCCATACAGCGTCCTGCCCGGATACGGCGGTGAACGGGGACACCTCGCCTCGGCTTCTCCTCGGCCCAGCATCGGGGTCCTCATGGCCCCGTCTAATCAGGAAACTTCCATCTCCAAGATCGTCCACACCGGACTCAAATGGGGGAGGACCCTCGGGTCGCTCAGGGTTCGTATCTGGGTCATTAAGTATGTCTTGCAGGTCGCGGGTCGGCCCGCCCGCTAGCGGCCAATCGGCTTGTGACTGCAACACTCCACCAATCTGCGATATGGCTTCCATGGTTCCACAGTTGGAGCAGACCTCGGTTACGTTGTCCGTTCTGGATAGGGCCCCGGGGTATGCCCCGCGTTGCCCCTCTCTGGGGATAGCCCCTAAGCACCGAGGACAGGTATGTGGATCATTTGGCACACAGATAGTGTACCATTCGTGGTGATACACTAGAAGTGTATCCATTAGTACAGGTCAAGGAGCACCAGTGGACGTAGACAACATTCAACTTAATCCCCAGACCGTAATCAACGAACTTCAGAGCCGGTTGAACGCTATGCAGGGCGAGAACGTCGTGCTGGCAGCGATGGTGACTGAACTTCGTGCCGTTCTGACTGGGCCTACTGGACAGGAGCCCATAGAAGATGGCGAGGCCACCGGGTCAGCGTAAAGCAACGTGGGGCGAGCGGTTTGACGAAGTTGGCTGGCTTGCCGATAGCGATGACGTTTACGAGGCCGCTACTGCCGTAGACCAAATGAATACTGGGTCCGCTAGTACGGGCACTCTGGAACACACATCGTCTTTGGACGCAGAGCGTAAGGAGGGCGCTAGGTTTGAGGTTGCATACCCAGCCAGTACTCGTGTCGACGCCTACAAGTATGTACCGAACAACGAAGACGAGTTTGATAGTGGCTTAGGTAATCTGTGCGTGAGGTTCATCAAGCAGGGTAACCGCAAGAGAGAGTACGTGTACACCAATGTTCCGTACCACACATACCTAAACTTCCATTCCCCCGGCACATCAAAGGGAAAGTTCATCAACTCCACCCTGAACGCTACAGGGTACCATGAGGCCAAGGATAGCGAGATGGGTTACTTCTCGGACTTCTAGATGTTGTATTGGACTTGGGTCGGCTGTGTTACTATCCTATCCATCATTGTTATCATCACTTGGTATGACTACTACAAATAAAGTATTAGGGTATAGTCCGTTAGTTATTGGCCTGCTGCTGCTTCCTGTATTGCCATTCTTACAGGGCTGGTGGTTAGTAGGCGGGCTGGTGGGTGCTATTATTAGTTGGTGGTTAGTTCTACGGGATACGCTGGATCTGGTGCAGGGGGTGGGACCTGTCTATTGGCTGACACGCCAGACGACCGTAAAGAAGATCGGGATACAGAGTTCCTTTATGAGGGAAACAGACTACCCGTGGAGGACTGGGCGTGGGATTCAGGCTGTGGTCCCGTACCGGACATTCCAAATAGGCATTTGTAAACCATCGGAGCACTACACACTGGAGGAGGGTTTGTTGCATTCTCTAGTGGGTCGTCGTCTACCAAGGAAACCAAAGGATATAGGAACATGGCACTGAAGTTCTGGCAAGGAGAGAAGGATCACGCAGTCCGCACCTTGGATCGCCCGTCTCGGGTCACCAAGATGGGTACCTCGGACTTGAAGGACTGGATGGACGTAGAGATTGTGAACTTAGGTCAGGCATACGACCAGTGGCGTTTCCACGCCCGTGGAGCAGACGAAGTGTCATCCAGACTGGACATGCTTGCTGCAATGTGGGATGAGTTATCGGAGAGGGCAGAGTGAACACCGATCTCCTAGACTCAGAGGTAGTCGAAGACGAAGATTTAAATGCTATCGCTGATCTGGATATCGAACTGGACGAAGCGTCGGCTGAGTTTGTAGACGTACTCTGTAAGAAGTTAGTGATCTTTACGGAGGAGTTCTGCGACGTTGAGTTCTTTCCATATCAGGTGCCTATTGCGTATCGTTTTATTGAATCTATTGTCATTGGTGATGGCGAAGAACTTACAGTAATCGCTACCCGACAGAGCGGTAAGTCAGAGGTACTGTCAAACGTCATTGCTTCGCTTATGGTTATCCTTCCCAAGTTGTCAGTGGTATACCCCTTGTGGCTTAGTAAGTTCAGTAAGGGCCTGTGGTGTGGGGTGTTCGCCCCCACCGAGGATCAGGCTGACACAGTGTTTAGTCGAATAGTTACCCGGTTGACCAGTGACCACGCCCTAGCCTTCCTATTGGACCCTGAGATTGACGACAAGGCTTCGTCAGGTGGAGCACGCGGTAAGGGCAAGATTGTCTCGCTGAAGAACTCTGGGTCACTCTGTCGGATGCAGACTTGTAACCCCAAGGCCAAGATTGAGTCGAAGACGTACCACTTCGCTGTTGTGGATGAGGCGCAGGGAGCCGACGAGTTTGTGATTGCCAAGTCCATCAAGCCTATGTTGGCGTTCAACAACGGCACGATTGCTCTAACTGGTACGGCCTCTCGCCAAAAGTCGTACTTCTATAAGATGATTCAGTTTAATAAACGTCGTGACATTAACAATAAACGAGGGCAAAGGCAGTCCCACTTTGAGTACGACTGGCGTACTGCTGCTAAGTACAACGTCAACTACGGCAAGTTTATTAGCAAGGAGAAGGTGCGTATCGGGGAGGATTCTGATGAGTTTCGGATGTCCTACCTCAACCACTGGATGCTTGAGAAGGGTATGTTCGTCACTGAGGACCGCTTGAGCAGGCTGTACGATGCGTCCATGCCAATAGTTCCAGAGTGGTGGCGTACTCCCATTGTCATTGGCATCGACGTGGCTAGGTCCAACGACTCCACAGTCGCCACGGCTGTGTGGGTTGACTGGGACCACCCCGATGGGCTGGGGTTCTTTGAGCATCGGGTGCTGAACTGGCTGGAACTACACGACACTGACTGGGAGTCGCAGTACTTTAAGATCGTTGATTTCGTAAGGAACTACGAAGTAATGCGAGTGGGGATCGACGCACAGGGCGTGGGAGGGGCTGTAGCAGAGCGCTTGGCACTACTGCTACCAGACATTGAAGTTCTGTCTATGTCGTCTGATGCCAAGGCACAGAATGAGCGTTGGGTCCACCTCACGGAGTTGATTCAGAGAACCCAGTTGGTTATCCCGGGACACTCCAAGGCTAGGAGGACTAGGCGTTGGAAGAAGTTTAATCAACAGATGTTGGATCTAGAACGTATCAACCGAGGACCGTACTTGCTGGCTGAAGCACCGGACGAGAGGGGTGCTTTCGATGATTACCCAGACAGTCTGGCCTTGGCTTGTGCCATGACGGTTCACGATATCATGCCTACAGTGTCGGTAGCAGAGAATCCATTCTTTGTTTAGTGGTATCATAGAGGACAGGTACCTACCCGTTATCCTCGGAGGATTCCATGGCGAACGTAATGAACCCAACAGTTGCACCAGCACCACTCTTCCCTGAGGTTGCAGGCAACGTCTTTGAGCGCACCCTTGGGCCGGACATTCCCGGCCAGCGTGGCTCTCTCCGGTTTGAGGAAGGTGTTGCGACTGATACCGATGTTCCTAACGACTTCGCTATCGGCGCATACGTCGACACTTCATCGGTCCCGGGTCGCCCGAGCCACAACAACCCGGCTATGTTCTACAAGCCAGCCGAAGTCACGATGCAGGAGCGTGCCCACGTCGGGTCTGCTTCATGGATTGAGGCCCCGTCGGTGCTTGGAGAGTTCGTTCAGGGTGTTGTGGCAGGTGACGGAATGCCCAAGTATGAGCATTCCTACAACTCTGGCGCACACATGAACCGGCCCAACGCCACTCGCGTCCACGACTGAGCCCCTACACTGCGTAGGGCTATAGTCTTGTATGGCTTCGACAGAGCGGCGGCAGAAGCGACTTAAGGGCGATGATAAGTTAACTGTTCGTCAGGACGTTCCACGATCTAAACGTGACCCTGCGTTTAAAGTGGCACAGAGACTCTCTGGGGACACGCGCAGGGCGTGGGAGAAATCTAATCCCGAGAGGTTTCAGACAGCACAAGACCTGTATGGAACTTCCATGCCCATCCGACAGATATACTGGGAGAAAGGGTGGGACAAGAAGTTACCAGCCAAGACCGTCCAAGACCCCGAGCATGGCTTACATGGGGACGCTAGCGCACCTGTGCCCAGTGTCATGGATCGGCAACTGCCGGGGCTTGAGGACCCGCAGGCTGCGGCTGCACCCCCCCGTTGGGAAGACATGCCTCTGAGGCAACGGGTCAACATTGAGGCTCAGGTGTTGGCTAAGACTGGGGCAACCACAAAGAGTATGACGAGGGCGATTGGTTCTCAAATAGATCAGTCCTTTTTCCGTGCGGATACGCAGGGTTTAGATGCACCCGTGGGTTCTGACTTCTATGATCCGCAGTCATCCGTTGGTACAGCCATTAGTGAGTCCGCTCAACAAACAGGACTGT